GGTCCGCTTGTTGCTTTCTTCAAGCATAATCAAGCCCACCTGCTCACCAGATTGGTGCAGGTGATAGCAAATCTCTTTCACGAAAGTTGATTTCCCGATCCCAGAGCCAGCAGCAATTGTGACCAGCTCATACGGTCTTAACCCGTGCAGAATGTCGTTAAGCACTGAGTAAGGGTATGTGATGGATGAGGCTGCATCATCCACAGCAATTGCGCTTCTGAGATCGGTAGCAGCCACGATCCCGTCAGGCCGATAGTCACGGGCCTGAAAGATCGCCTGAATTACTTCAGCTGATTTGCCCTGGACAAGGCACTCATTGGCGTCCTTGCAGGGTAAATATGCAATTTTGCATCTACCGACAGGTAGTGTCTCTGCGACAGCCAGGGCCGCATTTTGGCCGCTGCTGTCCATGTCGAACATCAGGATCACTTCCTCGAAGCCGAGAACGTAATCCCAGTTGTCTTTGATTGCTTTGACAGCTGATGGTGCGCCATTAGGTAGCGACACCACCGGCCATCGATTGTTTTGGATCTGTGAGACGCTCAGGCAGTCGATTTCACCTTCTGTAATGACCAGCTTTTTTCCGCTGCGCCATAGGTGTGACCCAAACAACGTGCTTTCACGTTGGTTGCCAATGATTGAGAACCGTTTGTCTTTGGTCCTGAGCTTCTGGGCGACAGGTTTGCCATGCTTATCTCGATAAACAGCAATCTGCGTCTCTTGCCCGTTGTGTTTGCCAACCAGGTATCCAAACTTTTTGCAGGTCGCCTCACTTAATCCTCGAGCTGGTATCGCTTTTGGTATGCCCGAGAGTAAGACTTCTTGTTTTGTTTGACCTTGGTTCGATACTGGTTGCGGTTCGTCGCCAACTGGCGAGCTACCGGATTTCTCACTGTCACCGTAGGTGTTACAGGAGAAACAGAACGTATGTCCGTCATCAAATACTCCATTTGCGTCTGATGAGCCGCAAGCATCACAGCTGGTATGAGTTACGAACTGTGATTGGCTCTCCTTTGGTATTGCTTGCATTGCTGTCTCTCCTGTAATTGCTTGGGTTAGGCCAGGCTGTAGCGTGTGTAACGCTGGCCTAGGTTGTCTTTCTTCCATTCACTGATGATCTCAAACCCGGCTTCACGCAGGTCAGCGATCCGTCGCGGAAGCGATCTGATCCTGTAAAGATCATTTGCTTCAACAAACGTGATGCTGCCGACGTCAACCAGGTGATTGAGAACCAGTTGGTATTGGGTTTGCCCCATGTATTTCTTCATGTGTCTTCTCCTTCTGTTAGCCATTCGGTTGGGATTGTTTTGTTCGCGTACTCAAACCCATGCTTGTCGCACCACTGGGCGTATGTGGTTGGGCTGCCCTTGTAGAGACGGGAATTTTGGTTTGAGAACACGAAACGAATGTCGATTTCAGGGTGCTGGTCACGGATAAGCAGGTGCTTTTGTCGGTCGTCGACTTGCCAATATCCCTTAGCCTCAACATAAAAATAGCCGCCTGGCTTAGGCAGCTTAAAATCAGGCAGGTAGGTTGATTGTCTCTCAGGCCAAGTGTACGAAACCTTGTCGGCCTTTGGTTCGTACACAACTGGTAAGCCAGCTTCTGCAATTTGGCGTGAGAGCGTTTCTTCTAACCCCGACCTGTAGCCATTCTTGATGGCTCGTTGCCGTAGTTTAGAAATTGTATGCTTGACCTCCATCGCCCTCTGCAGCTGGTTGATTGTCGTTAGCTGCTGATAGGTTGTCATTGGCGGCTACAAAGCCACCCTCTTCAGCTGCGAATGAAACACTTGAGGTTTCACCTTGAGACAGCTCAACGATCTGGACGCCAGCAAGTTGCAGTGAAACACCTTTGTTTCCACCTGCGACATACGGGTAAATCGTGCCAGCAAGTTTCAATGTGGAGCCACCGTAAATTGGCGGGACATTGTTTTCGCTGATCAGATTGCCTTGGCTGTCCATGATCTTTGGTCTGAATTTCGATTTGGTAACGATAATCAGCTGGCCAGTATCCTCATCCGTTTTGAACGGGAGGCGTACATTTTGCGCTTCTTTGGTGCCAAATTCGTTGTTTGCTGCTTCCTGGACCGCTTTGATCAGGTCCGCAGCATCAGCTTTGTCCAGCTTCAAGTTGACCTTGAACTGGCCGTTGCTGTCGAATTGAAAGTCTGCCTTGTTTAACCAAGGGTACATTGCGATGCCTTTAGCGGTGCTAAAGGTCAGTTTCTTCTTCGTGTTTGCCATTGTGTGAATAAACTCCTTGTTCAGTGGCTGTAAATGATGGCTCACCTAATAATTCCAGCGATAAGCCGAGCTGGTCTGCCTGTGCGAGC